TCGTACTACTTGCAAATGAACCAGTGAACCCAGTGAAGTTTAAGTGTCCTAATCTTGTAGATAAGATACTAAAAATATCTGTACCAGCAGTAATACTGAAGTCTGGGTGTGCTGACAGTCCCCCAATACCAGCGAAAGATGAGCTTATTATTGTTCTCGTACCTGTTGCACCAGAATAATTGAATACAAAAGGATTGGTTCCTTTCGTGAAGGTTAAATTGGTTATATCTGTTTGGTTAAAAATAGTTGTATTGTTTCCAGTTATAGTCCACTGCCCAGAACCTTGAATGAATGTTCTAGTCCCAGTTCCTGTATTGCTGAATGTCGTAACTGTCGGACTAAAGGTAGAAGCATCAAACGTCCCCCCAAATGCTCCCATAGTAATAGAAATAACTGTAGGAGAGTAGTTTAGAGTTACTGTTCCACCTCCTGATGAGCCATCCATTATTACATCGTCAGAAGCCCCTGGAACTGAAGCACCAGTAGACCCACCAGATGTCGCACTCCAAATAGACGTGTCTGAATTATCCCACGTTACACTTCCTCCTCCTGTTATTAAATATCTTGTTGCCATATATTTATATTATATTCTTATTCTTGACTTCTGCAATAGTACGCTCGAGTGTTTCGTACTTGTCTTTGATTGCTCTGTCATGATTGTTTTGTTCTATCTCACGTTCGTCTTGTTTTTCTGTGCGAATCTCGAGGACTTTTTCTCGGTTTGTAATTTTTAGCTCTCGGTCTGCGAGTGCTACATTTGCTGTATGGACTGCTTTATGAAATTCTACCCACTTATCTGATACTGCTATCGTTCCGAGTCTGGCTTGTTTTTCTTCGATAGTGGCTTTCTCCTCCCGGGCCGTTGTCTTTCTATCTCGGTCGCTTATTTCGGCCTCTCTGTCTTTCAAATCTTCGGCAAGGTCGATGATTTCGGCCCTACTGGCCTTTGCCTGCTCCTCTAGGACTTGCGCCTCACCTAGTGCCTGTTTTGCCTCAATCAGGTAGGTTTCTGCCTCCTCTTTAATGGCTTGGATGGGCTTTAGTGCCTCTGTACGTCTACTCTCGAGGGATACTACTTCTCTGGTTGCTGTTTCCACCCGGTCTTTTTGCTCTTGGACGAATGCATTGGTTTCGTCTTTGATTTTAGCTGTTTCTATCTTGGCCTCAGCTCGGAGGATATTCAGTGACTTATTTATTCGCGCCTCTTCTGAACTAATAGCATTTACGAGTCGCTGACTTTGAACGATGCTTTCTTTCTTGGTGTCTTTTATTTCGTTTGGATCAAGTATTTGCATATTAGCTTTTGTATTTTATTTTATTCGTTATCTAATAAATTAGCCTCTTCCCATTTGTCGCTTGCTTCTTGCCATATTTCAGGAGTCATCATTCCTTTAGCAGACCGAGCTACTACCCCCATATAGTTTGCTTTGCGTGCCTCCCTTTCTTTTTTTGTTTCTTTTATTTCCATTAGAATAATCCCAACACTACCTTTAAGAATATTATAACATTTCCTGTGCCTAAAAAGCCAAACAACCACTTAAAAGTGTTAATAGACCCTATCTGTTCGTTCTGATACTTTTCCAGCGTTGCTAACTTGTTGCTGGTCTGTCTTACATCGGCTCCGTCTTTGGTCTTTATTTCTTTTAATGTGTCCACTACTCCCTGTAAAACTAAAGTATTTTGTGCATTGATTACATCGTGCGTGGCTAGCTTGTCGTTGTGTTTCGCTACACTTCCGTTCAGATTATCAAGCCGTTTATTTATGCCGTCTACTTTTGACTCCAACCTTTCGTGGACTCCTTTTACTTCCCCCCATAAATCGCTGGTTTCTTTTTTACCTGATTGATTTGCTAGGAGAAGCATTTCTTGAAAAAATTGTTTGTCTTGGTCGTTCATTATTTTGTTTTTTCTAATTCCTCTACTTCTGCCTCGGTCTTTACTCCCAAGAGTATAAGTTTGTCTATATCTACCTGAACCTTTGCCATTTCTGCCTGCAAGTAATCAATATGTGTTTGATTGTTTATAATATCTCTTTCTAGCCCTGCAAGTTCCTGTAACTTTTCGTCTAAAGTAAATTGTGTTACTACTGGCTCTACTTGAGTTGTTTTTTCTGCTAAGGTTTCTGATATTTTTGTTATTTCTTCCATAAAATTATTTGTTAATTTATAATTATGTTATCCAATTTGTGCCATTGTAAAATACTTTTCCTACTACTGCTCCTCCACCGACTGCTATTGCTAAATATGTAGGTGTTGTTAAATCTGTGCAGTATGCTGTCATTCCGACTACTGGTGTTGGCAGTGTAGCTACTGTGTAGCCCTTTAGTATTACTGGTGCTGTGGTTGTTACTACCCCCGACTTATCTATTTTTATTTTACTACTACCCCCCACCTGCAAATCCATCAATAAACTACTTGCATTACTTGCAGTATCTGTAACATTCAATTTAATAGCAGTCGGTGTTCCTGATGTGTTCCAGGTTTGGGCGAGGTTCAATATTGAACCAGCTAGAGAGCCTGAACCCGCGAGGGTGGTGTCCAAGATGTCTAGAGTTGCTGTTAGTGCAATAGTACCTATCCCCACCTTGCCACCACCACCCAAAGATAGGATTTGGTTAGCTACAGTCGCACTGGTTACTCCATAGATTAAAGCACCTGTCCTACTAGCCGCTTCGTTTGCTCTGTTTATTGAATCAATTATTAAAACATTACTGGCGGTTTCGTAAGCCCCTGCATAGTTACCTAGAAGAATAGTTGAACTTGAAGTAGTAGTTATTGCCCCACCAGCATTATTCCCAATAATAACGTTGAAATTTCCTGATGTCTTACCTCTTGTGTTAGTACCTCCTATAAAAACATTACCAGTTCCTGTTGAATTCGTACCTGTAAAATATCCTATAGCTACGTTTTCGGAGTTGTTATTATTTTTGAGTGTAGCTCTTCCTATTGCAATATTTCTGGTAAAGGTAGTCCCATACCTTAGTGCCTCAAAACCCAATCCGACACTGTCGCTTCCTGTAGTACTGGCTGCTCCAGCAGTATGTCCTATATAAGTATTACTAGACCCAGTTGTGATGTTTTGACCTGCATACGCACCAAAAAGTGTTGAGCCACCTGCTGATTGTGTGAGGTTTTGCCCCGCAGTGTAACCAAATACAGTTATATTTTTATCTACAACCATTGACCTTATCCCATTGACTGAAATGTACCCTGTAGATAAATTAGGCTTTTGGTATATCGACCTTGAAGCCTGTGTCCCTGTCATTGATGCGTCAGGGAAAGTGTCGCTATGTGTTGTTGCGGTGTTGTTTGCTATGGTTGCAACTAAAAAACCGTAGCTTGAACCATCACCAAGCTTGCTCCTAAATATTCTTCTACCGATTACAGACAGGTCAGAAGACACAGGGATATTGGTTAAATTAACTTGTTGATTTCCGCTTGTTGTAGTAACCCCCACACTAGACGGCGTGTCTGTATCGCCTATCGCGTTATAGTAAGCTATACGGTAGAAGTATTGTCCTATTTCCAGTCCACTTCCTGCCACCGCTGTAGCTGTTGCTGCTCCTGGTGCTGTTACTGGCTGAATATTGTATCCAATGTTACTACTTATTCCACCTGCTGATGTCGTACCGAATACTTCTAATGCGTTTGATGGTGTAGTTGTGCCTATCGCTAATCTATTGTTCGCATCATCATAAAAAAGGTTAGCATTGTCTTGTGCAAGCACACCTCCTGCTCCTGCAAACAAGATTGAGCCTGCTGTTGCTGATGTGACAGTATCTCCTATGGCTACACCACTTGCGATAGTTAAATCTCCTGCACCTAGAATAGACTCACCGTTGATAGTCTTTATGTTTGTAGCCGAAACTAGAGTAGTTTGTTTTGCATCGAGTGCCGCCTGTAAGTCTAATTGATGAATGAGTAATCCCGAAACACCACCCCAGACTGCTGAGACATCGTCATTTGGTTGTTCAAGGAATCGTACCATGGATAATTTATGTTACCTCACTTGTAATGGCTTTTACACGGCTTGCCCAGTTTTCAAAAATTTCTTTCTCGGATAAAAACTGTGCTTTCTTTGCTTCAAACATTTCTAAGATATTTTCAAATGATTTTTGTTGTTGAATTAAAAACTCAAATTGGTCTCGGTACTTTCTGTATTTAGCCTCTTGAATTGTTTCTTTCTCAATAAGTTCTTTTACTATTTTGTCGCTAGATTCCTTGAGGGTAGTTGCTCTCTGTTGTTCTGACAGGATTTCACCTTTGACTTTCTCTAGTTCCAATTCTTTTTTTACATTCTCGCTATTGAGATACTCTCTTTCTTTTGTAAGAGTAGCATTGTCTTTTTTTAATGAACTTGTTTGATTTACTAGAATACTGATTTTTGTTTCTAGATCAGCTAGTGCCACTCTTGCAGCAGTAGTCTGGTTTTGTACATCCTCTGGAAGTATGGTATTTGGCATTGGTTGTTCTATGTTCATATCTCTAAGACCGAGTAGCGCGGAGATGTCCCGGCTATCGTTATTATTCCAGTATAAACTACTCCTGTGGACATGCTAAATGAACCACCGAGGCCATCATCGTTGCCTGTACCTCCCTTTAAGACCTGATGGAATACAGATGTTGATGCACCATCCCCAAGAAGTACAAAGAGTGGGTTGGTTCCAAGGTTTTGTATTTGGAACGCACCTCTCTCACGATTTTCAGCGAGCGCAGTCGCAGCACTCAGGATGCTTGGTGTGTTAGCTTTTACTCTTTGCGCTATGATATTTTGTACGTCTGCCATATATTTTATATGTTAGATACCTCCGTAGTTTTCGTCATCGTCTGAGTCCGGGGTTTTGATAATTTGTGGTTCTTCGCTGTCGACAACAGTTGGAACCTGTTTTGGTGCAGGGATGTTGAGTGTTGCCTCATGTTGTTTTTCTATCAAGTCTGATGCATCCTGCTCTTCTTCTTGGTCTTTTTCTACGATGCAGGCTTGGTTGAACAGGTTTAAGAATTCTGGCATTTGCTCTGGGAACTTTGGTGAAGTTGAGTTTTCTTTACCGTTTGCGATGAGTACAGAGTTGGCTAGGTGCTTTGCGTAGTGCTTTGCGCGCCAGTCTTCCATGTACTGCTTTGCTCCGGGTGCGAACTTCTTTGCCTTACCATCCCAGTATCCAATAAATTCTTTGTCTGTGAAGTTGTAAAATAATGCTTGTTTCATATAGTTTAGTGACCAGTTGGCGAGTCTAATCTTTACGCCACTCGGGCTGAGGTGAGCTCCCGAATAATTTATAGCACCTCTCTTTTATTAACCAAGTTCTTCTTCTGTCTTTTCTTCTTCTGGAGTTTCAGGTGTAGTTTCGTCTTCTGTTTCCTCTTCTAACTCTTCTTCAGTTGACTCCTCTTCACTCTCTGGTTCTACATCTTCTACTGGTTCTGTGTCTTCTGTAGACACCTCTACTTCTTCGTTTACTTCTTCATCTAATACTGGTGCGTTTTCTGTGTAACCGATAGCACGGCTACCATCGCGTGAGCAAGTTTCTGAACCTTTATCTATTACGTGACCTTGTGGACAAATTTCTTCTGTCATAAAATTATATTGATTATGTTTATAATATTTCCCATCCCTGTCACTAGGCCCCTTGCGAGGCCCAGAGTAGAGACAGGACTTTCGACTATCCGATAGTCAAGTACACGAATGCACTTTGACCTGTGATACCCGTTGCCATGTGTTCACCACCGATGTTTGTAGCAGCAATAGCCGGAGCCATTGAGCCTGATGTACCACCTGATAGAGAACCTACGACTTTACCTGCTACACCAGTACCTGTGAAGAGTACTGAACATGCTCCACGTGTCTGTATCCAAGCAAACGCTCCGACAGAGAATATCGCATTGGCTACTCCTGCAATTTTTGCAGTTGGTGTACCCGGTTCGATAATAATTCCGTCAAGGTGATGCCTTGTTACGATCACTCTTGAAGATGATGTAAGCGCAACTACTAGTGGGTCTTCGAGAGTAATTGTAGTTACTGCACCTGATGCTACGGTATTGCCTTTAATCAAGTAAGTGTAACCTAGTCCCGGTGTGACTGCCACACCTAGGTATCCACCTGCTAGTAAGTTTGCTGCTAGAGTTACAGTAGTGGTCGTTACGATTTCTGTCGCTCCGATTGCTGCGTTTGCGACTGCGAGTCCACCTGTTGGTGTTTGGTTTGTCGCATCGAGTGCAGGGCCTTGGTAGACTCTGCCGGCTACTGTTGCTACAGCTCCGACTTTCGCATAACGGTATCCTCTACCGTCTGCTGTTTCCATGTACGTACCAAGCACATGGTTTTGGATTGTTGTGTTGTCAAGAATTCCTTGACCTGCTATTACGGAATATCCTGCTAATGTTGTAACCATAAATTTGTATTTAAGATTAAGTTAATAATGATCGACTATGATGCTGCGAAGACACCAGACTGTGAAGTCATTCTCCATGAAGTACCATCACAAACTAATGTGATTGTATCTCCAACTACTGCTGTACCTTGAGTATTAGTCAAAGTAGTCCCATTGATAGCAGTACCAGTTGCTGAGGTTTTAGCTACGATGGTTCCACCTGTGATAGTGAATCCAGCTGTAACGTTAGAGACAGTGAATATGAACCACAATCCGTTTGCTGCTGTTGGAAGTGTCCATGATGGAGTTCCACTTGTAGCACGGTTATTGAACACTTGTCCACATTGTGCTGCGGTAAGAGCAACTGTTGCTCCTACTAAAGCACTGTTGGTGACTGTTCGTAGTGTTGCTGCTCCGGTTGGAGAAACTGCAAAGTTTGGTGCTGCGGTGAGTGAAAGTACTCCAGTGATTGATACTGTGCTTTCAAATGTAGCTGCCTTTTGGGTATTGAACCCATGAAACTTTATTACCGGAATGTATTCTTCTATGTATATAGTCATAATTTTTGTATGTTAACCCTCTCTCGTCTAGCGAGGTCAAGGGATGAATAATGTTTATACACCAGTGATGGCTGTAAGTTTTCCGTGCCTCTTTGGGTTTGTTGTGATGAACTGTCCACCGAAGTAAACGTGTCCAACAACAGACGCAGAGTTTGCAGGAATAACCCAGTCACTCCATGAGAAACCAAGACCGACTGGAGCATCGTAATCGTTGCCCTCGATTTGGTCTTTGTAAGCTACTGGCTTTGCGTTGTAGTACGGAAGAGCATAGAAGTCAACGAAGTCCTCGTTAAGCATGATGAATGCACCTGCGGTACACTTTTCATCCATAAGTACTGGCTTGCCGTTGTATGCTAATGCAGTGAACCCTGTGCCTCCTGAGATACCTTTCATTGTACCTACATCCTTATTGATACGCTCCTGTGGGCGCAATAGCTGTCCATAGAAGTTGAATATCGCCTCGGTAGTGTAGATAGCAGTTGGTTTTTGCGCGCCTGATGTTACAGATATCCAAAGAGTATCTATCTTAGCAAGTGTCAATGTACCACCTGAGCCTGTGACAGTTGATGCCAAGGTTGGGAATGTAGCACGTGAAAGTCCTCCGATTGTTGCGACATTTGAACCGTCATCAACAAGAGCAGCAAGACCTAGTGGGTCTTTGCCTCCGTTACCAGTTCCATCAGCATAGAAGATTGTACCGAGGTCATCGGCCATGTCTTCAGTATCTGACTGAATAGTAAGTTTCATAAGGTCAAGCACCTTGCTCTCTGTATCTGCTACTGAAAGTTCATCACCCGGCAATGCCACAGTGATTTGATAGAATCTTGGTTCGAATTCTAGGAATTGTCTGTTGTCTGTTGCCGCTACTGAAAAGGTATCGAAACCTCTGAATGAAGTACCAGTCTGGTTCTTTGAAACCTTGACAGCCTTACGAAGAGTTCTACCACTCCATTTCTTTGCTGCACGAACGACACGTTGAAACATCACGTTGGAGTTCAATACTGTGTCGACTACGAATGGCAGGTATTTTTGCGCCACTGTAGTTTGAATTCTTTGACCATATATTTCAGCCATAAATTTTTTAGTGAATAAGATTATTAATCACCAATTGACTATGTCCGTTACCAAGGTCTGTTACTTCCTTTGAAGTCAGCGCTTGTTTTATATTCCTTTGGTGTTGACTCGGCTTTCGATTCCGAAGTCGTTGCACCGGCCATTGCTTTGCGATCCTTATTGGTTCCGAAGTTACTTGAGCTGCTTGCTTTCATTATCTTGTATCCAGCTTTGTAGTTCCATTGGCCCTTTGAGTCCACGAGGTCATTGTCCAGTACGAATTTCAGGAGTTTGTTTGAGTCGATTTTTGAGCCATCTGGATTGAGTTCCTTATTGGACTCTATCTCAGATATTTGGTTCTGCATGTATTCCGTTGCCTGTGCGACTTCCTTTTCTTTGGCAGAAGATTCGCCTTTCACGCGCTCGATTGCACGGTCTTCGGCTTGTTTAATCTCTTCATCACGGTCGATACGGTATGCATCCCATTGCTCTTTATCTCCTCCAAACCATGAGGGTATCCTTACAGCTCCGGCATTGTCCTTTCGGGCAGTACCGAATTCTTCTCGGATTGATTTCAGGTCTGTTGCGTGTCGGCTTTCCTGATCATTGAACCTTGATTTCCAGTCGTCTTCACGTTCTTTCCATCGAGGATGGTCTAGGAAGCCTGCATCTTCTCTAGTGCCTTTTGATACGTCACCGTTGCTGTCCTTTGACGAGTAGGTTTGGTCACTATTGTTTTCTTCACCCTCTGACGAGGAGGAGGAGTTTTCATTCTCCTTGTCCGCTATCGGGAAAGCTCTATCTCCCTCTGAGCGGAACTCCGTCTTTGTTTCTTCTGACATTTGATTACGATCCATTTTTTTTGATGTGGAACGACCATCGTTAACTTCTTTTAATACTATAACACTTATTTAATTGTCAACCAACATTCTATTCACTTGCTTTCGGTTTTTCTGTTCTCATCGACCTTTGTATCTCGGCATCCTTTTCTTTTACTTGAGAGTTGAATGCTGCGATAGCCTCTGGTGCCAGTATGATGCCTGCCTTTTTCGCTAGTTGCGCTTGGCCGTCTGGTGGGAGGTCTTTGAATGAGATGCTCTGACTTACTTTGTCTTCCGGGTTTGGTGCGCCTGCCGATGCCTCTGCTGCCTCTTGGCGTTGTTGCATTACTTGGGCCACACGAGGGTCACTTCCGTATAGTATTTCTGGTGCGTTGATTTCTAGCCATACGTTGGATGCTAGTTCCTCCGGGTTTGCGTAGTCTAGGTTCTTGTATAGGTCTAGGATTGACATCTTGCCGGCCGCTGAAAGTTCTATTGCTTGGTTGGCTATTGTGGTGCTGTCCTTTGGTAGTAGTGAGCCCTCTTTTACACTTATGATTACTTTTGGTTTGTTTGGGATGACTGCGTAGTTGTCATCGTAGACGTAGAGTAGTTGCACGAACCAGTTGTATATGTCATCTGCGTACTGTTCGAGGTATTCACTGACTCCTCCTCCGATTCTGTCTGTATCCATGTTTTCGGCTTGGTATTTGCCTCGTACTGTTCGTTCTTTTGATACTCCTGTTGGTGATAGTCCTGATGTTCCGAATATGTCGCTCAAACGTCTGCGTGTGTCCACAAGGTCGTTGTACACGTCGTTTGGTAGTCCGGGTGATACCATTCGGTTGATTGCATCTGATGGTGTGCCGTCTGGGATTGCTACTGTACCTCCGTTTTGCAATGCCTTTGTCACGCCCTTTGCTTGGTCTTTCGTGAGTCCTGACCGTGCAAGTGATACTACTACTCCTCCGTTCATTCCGTCTGCTGCTTTGTCGATTTGCTTTCCGCGCTTGTTGATACGGTCTTGGTTTGATAGGTTCTGGCCGATGAGGGATGTGTCGTCTATTGGGTGCTTGCCTAGGTTGAATATTGAGAGTAGAACGTATGGCATGCTTGGTACTGGGAAGTGATTGAATCCCTCTGTCTGTACAGGTTCTCCGGGAGTTTCAGTTCCGTAGTCATCTACTTTAGATTCGCCCTGTTCTGTTTTCGCATAGTTCCAGTGTGGGTTTTTCTTCTTCAGGAGCACGTCTTTGCCTAGAGTCCAACACATGTATTCTTGAGTCCACCATTCTATGAATTGTATCTCTGTACCCATTTCGTTCTTTGATACCATTGTATCGATTAGTTCTGCGTATCCTTTTTCACCTCCTACTGCCTCGAGCATTTTCTTCATGTCGCCTGCCTCCATTTTTCTGTACTCACCGATTCTGTTTCCTGTGTATCCGTCTTCATCTACTGTTGCATCCGGGTCTAGTATCATTTTCTTTGCGCGTACTATCTTGACTGTCGGCATGTCACGGTCTATATCCCATCCGAGCTTTGCTACACCTACAAGATAAATAGCCCAATGCCTTGCGGTCTTCTTGAGCTTGAGTCGTAGTTTTATTTCGTCTGCTATGTCGCCGAGTTTCTTGGTGAGTGATTTTACGAACCCTGTTATTTCGTCATTTGTATCATCCTCTCCAGTTGCGAGTGTTACCATTGCCTCCGGGTTTCGTCTGGTTATTTTTGGTAGGTATGTTTCGAGTGCCTCGAATATTGCATTGTCTTGCAGTGCGCGTGTCTTTGTTGAGCTACCGTCTGTGCGGTTGAATGATTGTCCTAGCCAGTACTTTTCATTTTCAGTACTCTGGGTTATCCATCGTGCTTTTACTTCGGATGTGTTCCATATCTTTTCCCACTCCATTGTGAGCTTAGATAAGTCCTCGTTTTTCATGTCGAGTGTCAGCTCTGGTAGCTTATCAGAAACAACACCCTCTTTGGTGTCATCGGTGTTGTCACCTCCTACCTTGTTTATTTTACGGCCGAGAGAGTAAAATGCATCTAATATACTATTTGACATATATTTTTATTATACACTATTTTAATAATGCAACAAATACTGTTGACAACCTTATCGCCACTCTTCATCATCTTCCATGTCCTCTGCAAATTTGAACATTTCATCTGGGTTGAAGTCGACTGTCTGGTCTGGATTTATAATGTAACTGTTGCTCTCTGGTGCAGATTGGTTGTGGTCTATGAACCCTGTGCCTCCGAATCTATCTATCCCTATTCGCCAATAGACTGTTGCGTGTACCCAGTCATCACGATCAGAACGATTCCATACATAAATGGGCTTTTGGGTTGTTCTGTCTTCTTCTACGGTTCGGTATATGTGTGACCAGTGGAGCCAGTAGTCGTACCATTGCTCTTCGGTGCCTCGGTATAGCTTGAGTCGCTTTTCTTTGAACTCATCTATGGTGAACTGCATCATTCTGTTTCGGTCTACCCTCACGTTTCCACTTTCTTCACCCTCACCCCACATTATCATTTGCAATGTCTTACGGTCGCGTACGTAGTGACACAGGAACACTCGGCCCGGGTACT